AGGAACTTGTTTATCTTTTCCCAAAGCTTGTGCGATGGTGTCGATGATGGCAATGACACAACAGGGTTGTCGAACTTAGGATTGTGTAGCATCTGGTATGCTGACATAGCATCTAGCTCACCCTCTGTGATAGTAATGATCTTGCTTGTGCCACTGTTCCATAGGTTCATACCAAACAACTCATCAGTCTTTAGGTTCCTAGCACTGAATGTCTTTGGTAGTTGCCTGACCTTTACACCACCTGAAGGGTAGATGTACTCTTGTCGTACTGGTTCACCCTTGCCATCTATGAAAGTCTTACAGTCGTAGAACTCCATAGTTTCTTTGGTGATGCCACGGTATGCCATGTGCATAGGCTTGACAAACTCAGTGACATTTGATTCTTGTTGTTGCATATCCCAAGATTCCTTGTTGCTTTGGTATGTTGGATACTCTTCTTCTGCCCAATTGTCAAGGTCTTTCATTTGTTTTGGGTATGACCTGTTGCAAGAATGACACTTACCTGCCATAGTTTCTGTGTTGTATGAGAACGCATCACTGCTATCACAGTCAGCAGCAGGACACTCTTTGTGGCTTATCCAAGTCATATCAATACTCCCTTAGACTTACTCCATACACTTCTACTTTGTAATTGTCAAGCTTATTTTTTATTATGTCGTGTAAATGATCTTCAAGTTGTATCACTTGGTTTGTTCCTAGATTACCTTCTACTACTTCTTTGAATAACTCAACGACAATTTGTCTTATATAAAACTTAGTCTCAGAATCAATCTCCATATCAATACTCCTCTGTTGCAAGAACTGGTTCTTCTGCTAGGCCACAGAAACATTCCTTCTCCTTCAACTCAATGTTGGCAATAGTTAAAACAGAAATCTTTTTATATGCTTCTTGTAGTTGTCCTTGTAGGTCTAACACATTTCGTTCTATCAAATCAATTTTATCTGACATTTCTAAGATTATCTTACGATTCTTCTCAGCTTCCATTTCATCAGGTAGCATCGTCATATTCCTTTAGTTTATAAATATCTGATAGTCTTTTTTAAACTATGTTCAACTGCTCCATCATCCTTTGTTGACAAGATATAGTAAACAGCGTTTAATGCCCACCATAGTGCTCTATCTCTATAGTAATCAACAACATAGTATTCTTTTGTGTCATTAGAATAATTCTTTTTACCGTTTGAATCTATCTGAGCTTTCATTTTAAGTACCATCTCCTTAAAGTTTTCTTTGTTTAATTCAGTCATCGTCAGTCTCCTTCAATATAAACCTAAAGTAATAGTTGTGTTCATCCTCGATGTCCTCAAGTACCCAGTCAACTGGCTTGTCCTTGACTGCTTCCCTTAACATTTCTATCAGTTCTGCTTCCGTCAATCTTCCACTCCTCTACTTCTGTTACATAATAATCTTCACCAAGCTGATCAACTATCTGTTCTACACTGTAAGCCTTGATGTAAAGCGTTCTGTATACACTGCTCCTTAGATCAGTCTTCAGTTGTACTTCGTAGTTCTTCATCATGTGTACTCTCCTTAAACTTATCTCTAGCTACACCAGTATCCTTAGATAGTTTATCAGCTATAGCTTTTTCAATTTCTTTATCTCCAAAGTCAATTATTATTTCCATTAGTCCATCCTTACTATAAGATACCCACCATCAGCCTTAGGCATAGCGACAATAGCATATGGGTATATGTATGCTAGTCTAAACTCATCATTTACCTTTACTTTGATAATAAAGTAGGCTGCTAAATCGTCATCACCTTCGTGTACGTAGTCACCAAAGGCATCAACTTGTCCTGCCATTTTCCAAGGAGCACAACCTGCACTCTTCTGATACTCGACAGCCATGAAGTCTTGTAGCTTTGGTGCTTCATCATCCCATTCGTGTTGGTCTATCCATTGGGTAAACCAGTAGATCAACAGGGAGTTGCCTTGAATTAAACCACTCCAAGTGTCTGCATCAAAGTTATGATGTGGGTTTCTGAACACCCTTGCTCCTGATCTTTTTTCCGTAGAAAAATCTTTCATTTAATTTTCTCCTTGACAAATCAGAAAATGTTGGTATACTAGGGCTGTCCTTTGGACAGGGTACTATTAGAAGTTAGGATACCAAAGTTCACCTTCATCCATGTCTCTTTTTATTTGCTCCTTCTCAGGCAAGTACAACTCTACTATGTCATCCTCACCCATCCATTCAGCATCATCAATGATTCTTGATATATCATTGTAGTACTGTTCTATGGGGATAACCTGAGCTATCCCCTTAGTTTGTTTATCTTTCATATTTATCCTGCAAAGTGTTGGAATTTTCTTGCTGTTGTACGATTACCCTTAGTCTCAAAGTAGATCGAACGCTTGCCTAGGTGATAGGCTTTCATGCAAGTACCGTTGATGATACCGTAGCGTCTTTCAATCTTACGCTTGCGTGTTAGACCCTTGATGCCTAGGAAGTTGAACCTAAAGCCTTTGGTGTTATCGTTTAGTGGTTTAGTTGCGAATAGTACAAACATTGTTTACTCCTTTTCTGTTTGTAGTTTGGTTATGTAGTATTGGCAAATCCTTTTGTCTCTAGATATTATTACTATCTTTCCTTTATCATCATAGACAATATACTTGCCTGATTTAGTTTCTTTCATAATACTCATTAGATGTCAACCTTAAATATTATTTTCTCTTTTCCATGTAGTCCAAGTGATAGCTTGTAATATGTGAGGCTTGATGTCAACACGCTTTGCAGCCCTGACATAGACCTCTTGCATCTGTTTGTATACTTTCTTACTCATGTTTGTCTTGTCAGTAGTCAGACCTTGCCTGACACCTAGCGCAATGTTAAGGGCATGACCGTCTATAGTCACCTCGTCAAGCCCTCGTATGTTAGAATAGAATGACCTGATCTTTTGACCATTGAGCCTGTCAAGTATCTCATCATCACTAGTCAAGTTGTCCTCTAGTATGCTCCAAGCTTTTTGTTTCATAGTGTTGTAGCATGACACCTTGAAGTCATCCAAGTCATCACCTTCGACCCAAGCCCAACACATGCGTTCACAATCAGCAATGTTGCGCTCCCATTTGTTGTTTGGTGACAATGCAGCCATCACACCTATGACAGTGTTCAGCTTGACACCTGACAGCCCTGATATGATTGAGCAGTATGTCTTGGCTTCATCATACCACTTGTAGCCGTTGGCAATGTCCTCAGTGGTTGCCCTACGGTAAACCTTGAGTATGTTTCTAACATGTTGTGTCATTCATCCATTCCCTCTAGTGCTAGTCCTATACTACGTTTATTGAATACTCCACCATCAGGTGTTCTTTTCTTGCCCCACCAGTTAGTGAGTATCTCAATAGCTCTAGTCATTCCCTCTCGCTGTACTAAGTCATAAGCTGTAATGTACAGGTTGTATTCGTTGTTTATCCATAATGATACGTTCCAGCTATTCCAGCTTGGGTATCCGTTATATTGTCTAGCCATTGTTAGCCTCCTCAAGTAACTCTAAAATATCTTTTCTTGTCTCATCATCTAAATCAGTTTCTAATAGTTTAGTTAATAAATCAATGTTTTTATGATATTCTAATATTTCCATGTCTTTCTCCTTTATGTATTTAGTAAGACACAGCAACAACACAGTGTCAATACAAAGTTTAGGTTGGCCTAAAATAGTCGCTGCTGTGTCCAGTAAATATATAAAAATGTAACATAATTAAACAGTAGGTTAGCAGCTTTTCACTGGTTATGAGTTAGTCAACTCTCTTAGCAATCTTAGTGGCATCCACATTTATTGATTGCGTGTCTTATTGACTGGGCTTGTAGTGTATTCTCACTTCCACGCCTATGTGCTATTGCTGTATATGTGTTTCTCTTTGTATCGTATCAGTTATCTTTCGTTAAAGTGTTTGTTGTTGTGTTTAGTCTTTCAGTTTGTATTTAGTTAGTCAAGTATTTTATTTAGTCTTTAGTCTTTTAGTATGTAGGACTAGATTGCACCTACGGAGCTTGGATCAATCAATGCTCTGGATCAAGGCCAAAAGGCTCCCCGTCTGCTAGTTGACTTTCCGTCATAGCTATACCAAAGCATAGCTAAAAGAGAAGGTCAAGTTTTTTTACCAGTTTTTTATTGTTCTTTCTACTCTATCGTATCCCCAAGATATAGGAACCATTGCGTTTTTACCGTCACTTGCTTCTATATGATAGCAACCCATTAATTGCGATATAGAAAATGTTATATTGTTGTGTTCTATTGTTTTCATTTTTTTCTCTTTCGTTGTTGTTGACACCATTAAGCATGAAACCACAACATAACGCAATAGATATTTTCAACTATTTTATAAGTTATTGATTTTAAACAAAACCTTTTTTACTGTTTCATGTTTTGTTCGTTAGTGTTCCATTTGGTTAGTGATTCGTTTACGTTTTGTTCTAATAGTTCTTTTAATTGGATATATGAACCTGCGCGTGTATGCGCGTGCGCGTAACGTGCGCGTGTACGTAGGGAAAAACGTCAGATATTTTGTAAGATATATGACACAAAGGATAACACATTACATTGTCAATAAAATCAGTGGTTTAGCTTTGGTGTGGCTTTTGTGATCACATTTCCTATACTAAAGCACTAAAGCTTACTAAAGTTATCCATTTGTGATCACATTACAGGCCGACGGGTAAAACTTTTGTGATCACAAAGGGTAGGCACAAGGGGGTTTGGGGCATCCGCATATATGTACAATGTGACAAAAAATTATCTCACTAAAATTTCACTAAGGCAAAAAAAATAGGCCCACCCAGTATATACCTGAGTGAGCCAAAGGAGAAAACGAAAGTGTCCTTAGGATAAGCTATAGACAACTAATTAATAATAATTATAATTATATATACATATACACTATAGCAGCCCCAAGGGATAATTTATTATACCACTATTTTACACAGTTGTCAAGCATAAAATGCAAAAAATAAAAAATATTTAAAAATGTTGTAAAAGTGCTTGACAAACAAAACGAATCATGTTAAGATTCGAATCAGTTGTATTGCAAAAGAGGATTTATACTATATGCCATTATTTAAAATGAGCCAACTAAAGGGTCCGAATGGCAAGTGTAGAACTAAAAGTTTATTCTATGAGTTGTCATACTACGACACCACTGACGTTATCTTCACAACAAAAGAACATGACATAACAGTCAAAGATAAACTTTACGTGTCCTTACAACAGTTATTCGTAAGTATGGTTCCAAACGATCCGACTGAGTATGAGTTTGCTCAGGCAGTTTTTGGTTCTTGGGATGTATGGAAAACTATATCAGAAGCTCCACAAGTAAAACCTTACGTAAACAACTGGCGCAACGAAGTAGTTGTCAAAGTTAAATCACAAGCTATTCAAGCTATAGCTGAAGAGATGAGATCTAACGGAAGAAGTTCTTTCTCTGCAGCTAAACTTCTATTGGACAAAGGCTGGTTAGATAGTGAGACAGCATCACAAGCTAAAAAGAAGTTAAAAGCTAAAGAACAAGAAGAAGAGAATAAACAAGCATTGTCACTCNTACAAGACGATGCCCAACGATTAGGATTAAA